TGCAGGATATTGTGCTGCAGGTTCTAACGGTCAGACCAACACAGTTGTAGGTAGTGCTGCTTCAACATACACTCAATTTATTGGCACTGCTGATACTATTGATTGTACTATTGCAGGTGCTGCTGCAGCCACAGGACGATTGCGAGTCTATGCTACAGTCATAGATTGCAACGATCATGGTGCTGTAGATAAAGCTACAGAAGTTGATAGAGACTTACTAGCTTAAACTAAACTTTTAGGAGGGCAGGGAAACTTGCCCTCTTATTATAACTAAAGGATAGCAGATGGCAACAACATATATTACATTAGTTAATGATCTTTTACGTAGGATAAATGAAGTCCAACTTACAACTACAGGTGATGGATTTGGTACAGTTAAAAATGTTCAGGCTATTGCTAAGGATGCTATTAATAATTCAATTAGAGAAATTCTACAAGATGGACATCAGTTTCCATTCTTAAAAACAACTAAATCTCAAACACTAACTGCAGGTACAAAAACATACAGTTTTGAATCTGACATGGCTAGTGTAGATTGGGATACTTTTTACTTAAATGAGTTAGAAAGTGCAAGTAATACTCCAAGAGCTTTACCTGTTATTTCATTTGACCAGTATACTCAAAATTATAGAGCAATAGAAGATTCTGCAGGTACTGGTGGCAGAGCTTCACCAACAATAGCATATCAAACTGCAGAAAATAAATTTGGAGTTACACCTGTTCCTGATGCTGCTTATGTAGTAGACTATGTGTACTATTCTTTCCCAAATGATTTATCTGCATTTAATGATACTATGATTATACCAGATAGATTTAAATATATTATTATAGATGGTGCAATGGTGTACATGATGAGATTTAGGTCTAATGAACAGAGTGCTCAAATACACCAACAAAAATTTATAGACGGTATAAAAACAATGAGAAGATTACTACTAGATGACCCAATATCTGTACGTTCCTCAATGATAGTTAGACCTAAGTACTCTTCAAGTACATTAAGTTTGAGTTCTTAGTATGGCAGATGCAGTATCTGTCTTTAAATCTATATGCAGGGGTGGACTAAATACAGGTTCAGATGTTTTATCTCTTGGAGAAGAAACTCCGGGAGCTGCTAGACAACTTATAAACTATGAACCTAACCTTGAGGGTGGATATAGACGTATAAGTGGATTTGCTAATAATTATGGTACGGTAGGTATAAGTGGTAATGCAGGTACAGGTTCTGTACTAGGTGTATGTGTAGCTAACGGAATTAATGATGGGATATTTGCAGCACGTAAACCTACATCAGGCAGTAATTATTTACACAGATGGGATGCTACTAATTCTGTATATGTAGCTGTAACATGTGGTGGTTCACCTACTATGAATGGTGTAAGTAAAGTAAGGTTTGAAAAAATAAATTTTGGTACACCTAAGATAGTTTTAACAGATGGTATTAATCCTGCAGCTACGTATGATGGAACTAACTATGTACAGATAACAGATTCTAATGCACCTACAGACCCTACTATGTCAGCAGAGTTTCAAAACCATTTATTTTTAGCAGGAGACCCTACAGAAGTAAGTAATTTACATTTTAGTGCTCCTACAGCAGAAACAGATTTTGACCCTGCAAATGGAGCAGGAGTTATAAATGTAGGATTTGAAATTGTAGCTATTAAAAAATTTCGTAATGTTCTTTACATATTTGGTTCTAATAATATTAAAAGACTTGTAGGTGAGAACTCGGCTAACTTTACACTAGAAACAGTTACATCAAATTTAGGTTGTCTTGCAACTGATAGTGTGGTAGAATTAGGTGGTGATTTATTATTTCTTTCGCCAGATGGAATCAGACCTATTGGTGGTACAAATAAAATTGGTGATGTTAATTTAGAAACGGTGTCTAAAAATATACAGTCTCAAATAAGTAATACAATAGTTAATGAAACGCTTAGTGGACTATCTTCTGTTATTGTTAGGTCTAAGTCACAATTTAGATATATCTTTTCTGCTTCAGGTTCAACAGGAATTATAGGAGCATTAAGAGAGTATCAGGGTAATTACTCATTTGAGTTTGGAACACTATTTGGAATAGAAGGAACGTGTGCTGATAGTGGATACATAGGACAAACTGAAATTGTAATTCATGGTGCAGCAAATGGTAAAGTATATCAACAGGAATCAGGTAATAATTTTGATTCTAGTAATATAATAAGTATTTACAAAACACCCTACATATATATGCAAAATCCTCAACAAAGAAAAACATTTTATGATGTTTCTACATATATGACAGCAGAAGGTAATTTTGATATTTCAGTAGGTGTTAGTTATGATTATGATAATACAGATGTTTTATCACCAGATGATACAAATATAGTAGCTAATAATCCTGCAGCATATTATAATACAGGAACAAATATAGCTACCTATGACAGTACAGATATTTATGATGGTAATCCTTCTCCTGTAGAAGGTTCATCTTTTTCAGGTTCAGGCAAATCAATATCTTTAACTTATGTTACAGATGATACAAATGAAAGTCATAGTATTCAAGGCTATACAATTACACACGGAGTAGGAGATGTAAGGTAATGGGAAACGGTTACACAAGAACAAATCTTTCAGATATTCAGTCAGGTGAAACAGTTAAATCTGCTCCTCTTAATGCTGAATTAAATAAATTACTTGCAGCATTTGCTCAGAGTGGTGGACATAAACATGATGGAAGTGATGAGGGTGCATACATTACATTAATGTCTGACGCAGACAATGACACTAAAATACAGTTAGAAGAATCTGCTGATGAAGATACAATACGATTTGACATTGCAGGTACAGAACAAATATTACTAGTTGATGGTGTACTCAAACCTACAGCAGATAGTGATGTAGATTTAGGAACATCTAGTTTATATTGGAAGAATGCTTACATAGATGCTATTACAACTACAGGTAATATTACTATAGGAGAAAATGGTCTTCTTTCTTTAGATGATGGTACTGCTGCTGCTCCTTCTCTTACAACCACTGCAGACACAAATACAGGATTATTTTTTAGTGCAGCAGACACACTAGCTTTTACTGCAGGTGGCACTGCACAATTTACTATGTCAGATGGTGCTATAACTCCTGTATCTGATGGTGATATAGATTTAGGAACATCCAGTTTCAGATTTGAAACAGGTTTTTTTGATAACTTAACTGTAACAGATGTAATAGCTTCTGCAGGTACAGTTACAGCAGGTACTAATATATCTGCAAGTGGTACAATTACATCTACAGGCACACTTACTGCTACTAATAATGCTGCTGTAGGTGGTACATTAACTGTAACAGGTGCTACAACATTAGGTAGTACAGTTGCAGCCACAGGTAAAATAACTGCAGATGCAGGTATTGACATAGACAATATTAACATTGATGGAACTACTATAGCTTTATCTTCTGGTGCTCTTACATTAGATGCAGCAGGTGACATAGTACTAGACGCAGATGGTGGTGATGTTACACTAAAAGATGATGGAACTACCTTTGCTACACTAACTAATACATCTGGTGATTTAATAATTAAATCAGGTACAACTACAGCTGCTACTTTTAGTGGTGCTAATGTGACTTTTGCAGGAACACTAGCTGTAGGAGGGCATCTCAATGTTGCTGATAATGATTTACAAAATGTAGGTAATATAGCTTTAGATAGCATTACGGCTGATGGTTCTACAATTACAATTACAGGTAATACAACTTTTTCTGATGGTGCATATGACTTTGATATTGCTTCTCACGATACATCTAATGGACTAAAACTAGGTGGTACACTCGTTACGGCTACGGCAGCAGAACTTAATATAATGGACGGAGTTACTGCAACAGCATCAGAAATTAATACACTAGATGGAATAACAGCAGTAGTAGGAGAACTTAATGCCTTAGACTTAGGTAGTACTGCAGTAGGTACAGCAATAGCTTCTAAGGCTGTAGTATTAGATAGTAACAAAGACTACACAGGAATTAGAAACTTTACAATTACAGGTGACTTAACTGTAGGTGGTACTCAAACAGTCGTAGATACTGTGACTATGAATGCACAAAATGCTAT